CTCCACTTCTTCCTTTGTTGAGGAATTGGTGTCAGATGATTCATTCCAACTGGGTCATTAACCGTATAGAGCAGTGGGGCCAGAGGCTATGGGTATGGGAGGATTCCCTACCCTTAGCACCTGGCTCTCCTGGGTGTCCTTTCCAGGCAACGAACCATCTTGGACGCTTGGGGTTCAAAGAGGAACCCGCGGGTAAGCTTCGAGTGTTTGCTATGGTGGATCCATTTACTCAGTGGTTGTTTCAGGGACTTCATAGTGCCCTGTTCCAATTGCTCGCATTAATTCGGCAAGACGGTACCTTCGACCAGTCTCGTCCGATTTTCAAATTGTTTGCTTGGAAGCGACGGATTGAATTAAAAACTCAATCACGTGTTTCCTTGTATTCATTTGATTTATCGGCCGCAACTGATCGGATACCTATTGTCTTACAGAAAACCCTTCTGGCCCCCTTCCTAACAAGTTGGGGGGCTGAATTATGGGGGTCCCTATTGATTGGCCGTAAATACCACTGTGGAAAGACCTATTCTAGTAGTTTTGAGGGAAAGAAATATTCCTTCAAGCTATCAGAACAAGGCTTTCTCACTTATGGTACCGGTCAACCAATGGGTGCTCTGAGTTCATGGGCTATGCTAGCCTTCATCCATCATGCGTTCGTTCAGTGGTCTGCCTTTAAGGCAGGTAAGGTGAGGTTAGGAACGGGCTGGTTCGCAGGCTACGCCATCTTGGGAGATGACGTAGTCATAGCTAGCCGGGCTGTAGCCAAAGAGTACGCAGCATTAATGCGACGTATGGATGTAAAAATCGGGGATCATAAGTCTATGATCTCCGGTTCTGGCTCCGCTTTGGAGTTCGCGAAGCGTACATTTTATAAAGAAATGGACGTTTCACCGATCTCCTTTCGGGAGTTCGTGGTTGGTCGGCAATCCTTTGCCGGCCTCCTTGAACTTATCCGAAAGTATTCCCTATCTCTAGGACAGACGATGTCGGTCTTAGGATACGGATACAAGGCGAAAGCAGCTGCATCCCAGCGTTTAGTATTGATTCCTAAACGGCTCCGTAACTACATCTTAGCTTACTATGGTCCC